TCAGCCAGAAGGATACTGTTCAATAATCAGCTTCTCCAGCTCTGCCGCCACGTAGGACTGAATACGGCCGCTGAGGCGGATCAGGCCTACCGTACGCGTGACCACCGGGTCGGTGAGCGGCACAGCGCGGAGAACGGAATGCTCCCCGGCGGGCATCGACATCGCGGGCACGGCGGCAATGCCGATGCCCGCTTCCACCATCCCCAGCATCGTGGTGATATGACGAGAGTGATTAATTACCTTGTTGATATATAAGCTTATTGTTCTCAAATAACTATGCATTGGGGCATGGATGGGGCAAAGTCCGATAATTTCTGGTTCAACATAGCAATCTGATCGCTGTTACTGTCGGCCATCCAGGCGCCGTAGACATTGAAAACCATTTGGGCGCTTGTGTGCCCCATCTGGCTCGCAATGAAGCTGGGGTTGGCCCCGGCTGACAGTGACCAGCAGGCATAAGTGTGTCTGGACTGATATGCTTTGCGATGCCTTAAACCAGCTCGTTTCAGCGCCGCCTCCCATGAGTCACCAATTGAATCAACCTTGTAATGATAACCAACGTTACTGCTTTTTCTGACCAGCTGAGGATTGAACACAAATGTACAGTCATGAATAGCCGTTCGGCCATACTCCCGTAGTTGTACCTCAATCTGATACTGCTTTCCCAGTCTGGTCATTTCCGCCTGGTTCCTCAAAGCGTCAATGGCTGGTTTGATCAGATGCACGACCCTGTCGGTGCCGGCTTCGGTTTTTGGTGGAGTGAAATCACCGAGTTTCGTATAATTTCGGCGTATGGTCATCGTTCCAGCTTTCAGATCTATGTCTTCCCATGCAAGGGAGACCAACTCACCGTGGCGTAATCCTGTGTAAACCGCAACGGACCACAGGTTTTTCGTTTGCTGATGCGGGCAGGCATCTATAAAACGAATAAATTCGTCACGAGTGAGTGGATCAGGTTCTATCCTGGCCCTTTTAAGCGGCCTGATTCCGTTAAATGGGTTTTCCCGGATATAACCATTATCAGCGGCAAACTGAAACATGCCCGCCATGGTGGTCATGTAATAGTTTGCTGTCGCCACACTCAAACCGTTCTTCACCGATCCCCCCGACAACATATCTTTCCTGACATACAACAGATCTTCCCTGTTCACGGATGAAGCAAGCTTGTTTCCACCAATCCTCAGCAGCATATTCCTTACAACCGATTCATATCGGTCCAGAGCATTAGCGCAGATCTCCAGCCGTTTCAGCTCCAGCCATTTTTCAGACAGAAATTTCACGGTGATATCTTTCTTGCAGATGCCGAAAGTTTTCAGGTTTGGCGAATTGGGGAATTGCGCCGCATAGTCAAAGGTTCCCATGCGGATAGCGAAACAAACTGACGTTCGCAGTTCCCCGGCCACCTTCCTGTTTTTAGCGGTGTCAGGGACACCGAGATTTTCCCTGACACGCTTACCTTTAAAAATGAACCATATGCGGAGTGATTTTCCGTGGTTCTCAACGCCCGTTGGGTATGATTCTTTACTCATTGTTCCCTCCCGACGTCCAGGAGCAGTGAAAGATTACCTGTTTCATGCTAATCGATCACTACCCCTGGCTGTTTCATGGCATAAATCCAGGCATCTACCGCTTTTCTGTTGTACATAAATTCGCAATGGGGCTTTGGATCCCCGTCAGAAGAAATATGCTTGTACTCTCGCCCCAGCAGCCAGGATAATTTACGAGCACGCGTAATGGTGCCGCGCTTCAAGCCTGTAACCGCCATCAACAGGTCTTCTGAAACCCAATCATTTGTCTCTACCTGGATTATTGTCTGCATGCATCACCTCTGGTGCTTGCCACGTTCTTCAAATTTTTCCTGACAGTCAGCGCAGCGCTGGCAACCCGCCACCAGTTCCCGGCGCCGCTCGGGTATCTCTTCCCCGCAGTCGCGGCAGTGAGTAGCTGAAACAGCGTTATGGTTGATGCGCATGTTCTGGATGGTCATTTCCAGCCGGCGCTCTGCCAACTCGTTGGCCTGATCGATGAGTTCTGCGCTCATGCTGAAACTCCCTTAACGGCCAAGAACGTAGCCATCGCTTTATCAACAATCTTCGCGTTGTGGTATTTGCTGATTGCCCATGTGATGGCGAACAGAATCCATCGGAAATGGCTGGTATACGTTTTAAATGTCAGTCCTTCGCAGACATCCCAAGCGCTCCAGCCAGCTGGCCAATCAGCATCATAAACAGCCTGATAAGCCTCCCATTCATTGTTGAAACCCGCCCGGCACAAGCCGCGGACGATTTCGCGCACCACTGCTTTGTCGCTATCGGGTGTGTCGTCATCGTCGCCCCAGTCGTCATCTTCTTCTGGCTCCTCGCTTTCGTCGTCCCCCAGGTAATCACTCAGAGACTCTTTCAGGCTTTTGCAGAACGCGTCGTGGTCATACTCTTTTGCCAGCATTTCTCGTGCCGAACATCCCGCGCCAGCCTCCAGCTTTTCAGCCCAATAATGGGTATTGATTCCACCCTCCCAGGCGCCAAAAAAGTCGAACATGTCCGCGATGCGACTGAATGTCCAGGTTCCCATGTCGCCGGTTACGGTCAAGTAACCAGGCCATGTGATAACGTCGTAGTAGTAGCAAGATGTTCCCGGCTGCTGCATGCGCAGGTGGCGATACAGCCCATCGTCACGGATGATTTCCAGACGGTGAAATGCGGTATCAATCAAAAATCGTGAGTCAATTTCGAAGAAGCTCATAACTCGACTGCCTTACTCAGCTTCTCGCCGAGAGCAACGATGTAGTCGCGCAATTCTTGCAGTGACTGCGCTTCTGATTGCAGAATTTCACGATGGCAAAGTTCTTTCACCAGGTGCTCAAACTTGCTGTAGTAGCCGAGTCGAGCCAGCGTTTCCTGACCGGCGTTCTTACCATCCTTAATGATGCGTTTCTCGTTCAGGATGAGGTCATGCGTTGACCCTGTGACGATGTATTTATCACCGAGTTCGATGTGTAGGTTTTTGCTCATGATTCCACTCCATACCGCCCATTCATGCGGCCAATAACACTGACAAATTTCACCAGGCTGACACCCATCGGCTTTACCTTCTCGTAGTGCTTGCGAAGGATGGGGGGGCATACAGCGTTCCACTTCGGTTTAGGCTTTACGCTCATCGCTTTGGTTATCTCTTCGGCGCAGCGACGAGCCTGGGCGCGGAGAGCGTTTTCTTTTTCTTCTGGCGTCATGCGACCCCCATATAAGCGCGAATGAAAGCCGCAGCTGCCTGGGCGTTTATGGCGTTGCCGTACCCTTTCAGGCGACCGACGCGGTTGCTGCTTGCCACTCTTGCCACCCCGGGCTCGACTCGTCCCATGCGTGTGGCAGCCCCATCAACCAGCGGGAATGTGCCGGGTTCAACTGGACGCCATTTGCCATCTCGGCAAAAGAGCCAGTCCGCATCTCGCCAAAAACCGTTAACCTCAAGGGCCCGCACAGGCTCGCCGCCCATCCGATTTTGTTCGGTGTTTCCCTGCCGTCCGCGCTCATTTGTACCGTCGTTGCATTGGTGATGTAGTTGACCTGTGGCGTTGGCCAGCCCGTCATGAACGCCTGGCGCGGCAGCTGGTCCAGTCGCTCTTTCCCGTCCCGCTGCGCCGTCATTCCCGCCGAATCCTTCCAGTCGCGTGACGTTGGAGTTACCCAGCCCGCCATCTTCACCAGCCCGGCAAGATTCTCCAGCCCTCTCTTTGTTTCTGGCTGATCCTTTGTGTTCGCGACCGGCGTCGGCCAGCCAGACAACATCGTCGCCGTCTGAATATTCATCCCGCCCTGTCGCCCGGACGTTCCCGCGCCGGTCACTGATGACGCTGTCGGCGTTGGCCACCCAGTAGGCCCGTTCTCTGATGTGCGGCGCACCGATGCCCGCTGACGTAAACGGCACAAGCCCGAAGGCGTATCCCAGTCCTTCCAGGTCTGCTTGTACAAGGTCGAACCATACGTTTGCGTTACCTGCTGCAACCTGTTCGCCAAAGACATGCTGAGGTCTGCGCTCGCTGATGAGATGGAAGAGGTGGGGCCAAAGGTGCCGCTCGTCAGCAAATCCATCGCCTTTGCCTGCCGCGCTGAAAGGCTGGCACGGGCAGGAGCCAGTCCAGACCGGGCGATCGTCAGGCCATCCGGCGAGGCGGAGGGAATGGGACCAGACGCCGATACCGGCGAAAAAATGGCACTGGGTAAATCTTCTGAGGTCGTCAGGTGTGACATCTTCAATACTCCGTTCGTCAACTTCGCCCTGGGCGATATGCCCGGCGGCTATGAGGTTACGCAGCCACTGCGCCGCGAATGGGTCGATCTCGTTGTAGTAAGCTGCCGCGCTCATGCTGCCTCCGTCTTCACAACGTCGATGGCGCAGCCGGGTATCAGCTCAACGGAAGCGGTGGCGCACTGGTTGCCCCAGTGACTCCAGCCTGGCGCTGCGCTGCGGCTGAATAACTCAATCCGCGGCACGTCGCCATAGAGCAGTTCCAGGCGGTGCCGAACTTCCCACGGTTTCTCGCTGTGCGCGCCGAGTGGGCTGTAGACCACCTGCTTAATGCCGGCGTGCTTGCGCTCCAGCCCGGCGCCGCGGGTGGCGATCAACACGTCTTCGGTATTAGCGCGGGTATGGTTGCCACCGTTCATGCGCGTCTCTGCATTCAGCAGGTCGAGGAAGTCGTAAAAGTCGGCAACCTCTCCCTCTGCCAGAGCCTTGGTAATGCGCAGTTCGGCCAGCTGGTTCAACTTCACCCAGGTGAAGCCCTTCATGGTGCGCACCGTAAATCCCCAGGCCTGGGCCAGCTCGATCGCCTCCTGGTTGTGGGTGCCGGTGTACCACATCGCCAACACGGCGTTATCCGCGGCGAGCTCCCATACCGGGAGCCGCTTCATATCAAGCAAGCTCATGGTGGGGTAGTGATCGACGGCAGCACCGTTGCTGACCGTGTTCCCGTAAGACCAGGCCGGGTCGGCATAGATAAGTGAGTAGCGGTTCATTGCGCACCTCTTTTCGTGTCTGCCTTTCTCATGCGGCTTAAAGTCCTGGATACCGATGCAACGCTTCGGCCCATCTTCATGGCGATGCTTTTATGCGACTCGCCGGCAGCGCGCAGTTCAGCGGCGATCTGCTTCTCTTCTGGCTTCCAGCGCTTGTAGACAAACGCTGTGCTGATGGAATAGCTCTGTGCCAGGCGGTAGAAGTTCGCCTGGCTAATCCCCAGCGCATCCGCTGCGCGACAGGCAGGCATTGTTCCGGCGACGGCGCGGAATTGCTCTGGTGTAATGCTCTGCTTATTCATTGGGCCTCCCGTGGTAACCGGTAAATTGCGTTATCTACTTAATAATCAGAGACGGCTTACCGAGCTTTATTTGCGCCCCTGGCACTTCCACCCCGGCTTCGATCTGATGCTTAATGGCCAGCTTGTCAGGCTTGATATTCGTCTCGTATTCGACGAATTGAGGAGGCAAAATGCTGGCGTCCGTAATCTCTACTGATTTAGATGGCGCCCTGACCGTAACTTGATGAATCCCAGCTTTAAGTGATTTTTTTCCTGCCGTTTCAAGGGATTTAGCGACATAATCCTTCATGCTTGCCACTTTGCTTTCAGCTGCTTTAGCGCGTTCGGCAAGGCACTTACTCTCTTCCTTTAACGCTTCCGCATAAGCAGATTCGTTTTTGCAGATAGCAAGAATCTGTTCCACTTTTGCTTCCAGCTCCCACTCAATCCCATCCAGAGTGTCGGCTATCATTTCAGGCTCCATACCGGAGTCAGTCAGCTTGGCGAAATCGTTGGCGATCTGATAAAGAGCTGTCATTGGGTAACCTCTTCGAATTTGGCTTTACACTTGGCGTAAACAGCCTGAACCTCTTGCTGCAGCCGCATTCCAGCAGTCATCTTGTATGCCGCCTGAAAATGGGTTTTGAGAGCATGCATGTTTGCTGCCTGCCTCATGTCTTCACATAGCGAGTGGACTGAGTTGATAAGCTCTTGCTCAGCATTTTCTTCCGACTGGATAACTTCACTTTCAGGCGTGTATTGCATAACCGGCTCGGTAAAAATGCCTTCGCTCTCGTTGAGCATGTCCACTGCATTATCGAGCCGGTCAGCGCGCGGCCAGTATTTATAGGCGCGCTTCACGATTGTCTTTCTGGCCATCTCAGACCAGAAATTGACCCATGGGCCTTTTGGTGATGTGCCGGCTTTGCTTACCTTTCTGATTTCTTCAATTTCGGCGAGGCTCATCTCTTCAGTCAGGTAGTCGCCGTCTGATGTTTTAACAGTGCAGTAGCCACCGATAACGGCTCCGCGCTCTTCAGGAGTGGCAAAAGGGTTGTATTTGTGGGCCGGGGCTTTATCGAGGCCAACGGTTTCGTAAGCGTCACATGCATGAACCAGCTTGCACTGACCCCACTTAATGACCCCGGCTGATTGGGCTATATGCAAAAGGCCCATATAGCTGATATCAAGGCATACCATTCCGTCACGCGGGACGAGATAAGCCAGTTTGCTTGCAGGATTTAAGCTGATACCGACCGCAGCTACGTTAATGATCGCGTTCTGAGCGCTGACCGGGTTGCTGATTGCCGTTTGCGCCAGCTTGTCATTGCGCTGGAATAACTGAATCGCAAACTGGCATTCTTTTGCCCATGTCAGGCTCTGGTCAGTAAGAGCGCCGTTAAACAGCGACTCTTGCTGCTTAACGAATTGAATAAGATCGAAGCTCATTACCCCTCCTTAAAACGGGCAGCCGGTGCGGTGATCCCAGTCGTATTCCGCCTGGGCGTAAGCTACTGCCGAGATGAGATCGTTATATGCCTCGCCAGCTGCATCGCTGCGGAGGCCTTCGTATGGACTTTTGTCCATCGGTACAGAGAAGCGGAACAGGCCTGACGGCTCTTTCGGCAGGGAGTCGATAATTTCCTGCGCACGATCGTCAATCCACTTTTGCTTCTCTTCGGTGAGCGACTGTTCAGCCCATTTCCGTTCTTCGATAGCGTCGTATGCGCGGTATGCGTTCATAGCTCGCTCCTGAAATTTGGTTGTGAAACGCCCGGCACCGTAATGGCTGCCTGAAGTTTGAATTTGCTGTTTATCGTTTAAAAAGGTCGTTGCAATGGGCCATTGCCAAATTGCACTGTTCTGCTGTGAACCAGCCAAAATGGCATTCTTGCTGCGGAATACCCATCTTGGACGCAAGCCACTCATACGCCTCAGAGCGTGACATCACGCCAGTTCTCCAGATCCTTTCAAACGGCTCTTTGCAGAGCTTTCTGGCTTCACGGGTTCTTTTATCCGCGAGCGTCCCTAATGGGATTGCTGTAAATGGATGAAGGCCTACATATGCGCCGCATCCTTCGCAGAGGTACATATAAGGCCAGTCGCTATAATTCCGGCCATATACCTCTTCGTGAGTCGCTATCTTTATCCGGCTATCGCATAAATGGCATATCGTCGGAACTGGCAATGGGTTTTTAACTCTCGCTGTTGCCTTTCTGCTTGGATTTGATGGGGTTTTAATTTCCACCTTTGCCTCCACTTCTCAGCGCATGACCAAGCCCGTTCAGATAAACCTCAACCAGCAAGTCGGTTGTGTAAGTCCGCTCAATCCCGCGATGCAGGTAGAGGCGGCCGCGTTTATTTGCTGATGCGGTCCAGGTACTTTCCCGATGCTTAACGAGCATCCCTGGCAGAACGGCGCCGCGGTTAACGGTCTGTGTCCCGTAATGATGACTAACCATTGAACACCCCCGTAACGTGCAGAATTTTGATAATCAACGCTGTCCAGATAACGCCGCAGATCAGCAGGCAGTAAATCAGTGAACGAATGCCTTGTTTGCTCATTTGCCACCCCAGCACGGATAGCTAACTGCGAGAACAGCAACCAAAAACGGAACGACCTTTAACCAAAAATTACGCCATGCAGGCTTGTCTTCTTCGCGGATCATCTCTTCACCTTTGCCTTAAAGCCGGCCAGCTGAGCGTTTGACTTACGTCCGGCGTTGCCGGTGTTGTTTGGATGTATTGATAATAGCCAAGGCGATTATTCAGGTCAATCGCTAAAACGATATTAACAATCGTAAAAGTGATAAACACGTGATTGCTAAAGTAATTATTTTAAGAAAAAAATTTATGCAGGCGTTTTTACGAAGGGTTTGGCGGAGGGATGGCGATAAAAAACCCGCCGAAGCGGGTTATGCGAATCGTTTATATTCGATCGATTGTCTGAGAAGGACTCTGGCCATAACGTAGAACTGGTCTTCATCACCTGGCTCTACATACCATTTTTCATAGATAGGGTTATCCGAAATTACAGCCAGACGGTCCCTTTGCATCTGCAAGCGCTTGACGTGAAGAGTTTTACCAAAGACAAATACATAAACGCCATCACTGTCAAAATGGGTGACACTGATGTCTACGAAAATTTCATCGCCGGGTGATATTGTCGTGTCCATGCTATCACCGGTTACGGTGATTACTTTTATGTGATGAGCTGGCCGATTCCCAAATAGAGATCTGGCCTGCTCTGATGTGTATTCAATCGCACGAATGGTCTCTATGAAATCGTTAGTGATAAGTGCGCCGGGTCCTGCGCTGGCTTTTACATCGAGGACATCTACCCGATAAATGCCATTTTTCGGTGTTACAGGCGTCTGCACTTCCGTGATCTGTATGGAATCAGCAAGCATTTCACCTGCGCCAGTGGATAGCCATTCAGGACGCACACCTAACACAGATGCAATTTCCACTGTCTTGCGAGAGCCGTTGGCGCCATTTAGCAGTTTGTTCACGCTCGACTGCGCCATGCCAACCTCTTTGGCAAGCCTGCCTTGTGTATACCCAGCTAATGACATTGCTCGAGCAAGACGCTCAGAGAAATCCATAACACCTCCTCAAAGTAACTCCTTTAATCCTATCGCCACAGCGATTACTTAGCAAAAAATCGCATAGGCGATTGACAATCTCTTTTGCGATAACCATAATCATCAAAAACCAATAGCTGAGGTGATTATGAAAAACCCCGCAGTAGAAAAAGCGATTTCCATCGCCGGCAGTCAGAAAGAATTGGCCAAGCGATGCGGCAAAGCGCAGTCGACGATCTGCGACTGGCTAAATGGGAAAAAGAGGATTTCTCCTGTGCATGTTCCCGACCTTGTCGCGGCTGTAAATGGAGAGATTAAGGCATATGAGTTTCGCCCTGATCTGCCTTCGATTTTTCCGCCACCAAACAATAGCGCCGCCTGACTGGCGGCCATTCCAAACAACACCAGAGGAAGTATTACAAATGGAGAGTTCAACGACACGCAACAAAGTGGAGGCTCGCAGGATAGAAAGCTGGTTACACAGCCAGATAGCTGAACTGGGAACTACGAATATCGCCAAAGTGGCCGGAGTGAATAAGTCGACGGTGAGTCGCTGGCGGGAAAACCTGCTGCCGAACATGTCGCTACTTCTGGCCATCCTGATTTCTAACAGGCCGGGAGAGAAAGGTGACTTTGAAGCATGAGTGGGAACAGAAAGGCGAAAGCCGCAGTGGGCAAACACTAACGGCTTTCTAAGCGAATTAACTGAACAAATTCACAGGAGTAATTATGCCTAAGAGCAACAGATTTTACCAGGCACAAACACACAAAAATGTTACCCGCGATCGCTTCATTCGCTCGGTTAACCCGGTGGTTGGCATGAAAATGCGCGCCATCCTGGAAGAGCTGAAACGGAAGGAGAGTGGCCGTGAGTAACGTTCTCCGCATATCCGATTTTAGAGGGTCTCAGAAGCCCATGGAGAAACCTCAGCCATCAGGGCAGGGGTTGGTATTCCTGCACCGCAAAGTAAGAGAGCTGCCGTTCTACAAGACCGACAGTGAAGCCGTCCATCTGTGGATCCATCTCATCATGGAGGTGAATTCAGCTGACGGGATGGTAACCACAGAGTTTGGTGAGCATCCGGTTTCCCGCGGTCAGGTGATCACCGGGCGACATACTCTGTCGAAAGACACGGGAATAGCACCTGACAGGGTTAAGTACCTGCTGAACAAGTTCGCGAAAATGGGCATGATCACCACCCTGGCAAACAAGAAATTTACACTCTTAACCGTCACCAAATATGACGATTATCAGCAGTTTTTTGTGCCAACAGAATGCCAACAGAGTGCCAACGCAAACCCAGTAACCACGCTGCGTACCGGCGGGGTTGTGCCAACAGAATGCCAACAAAGTGCCACAAACAATATATTAAATAATATCTCTTCTACTGACGTAGAAGAGAGTGCATCAGCGTCACCAAAATCCGAACCTAAAAAACAGTCTCTCAGCTGTGAGCAGGTTGTCGATGTTTATCACCAGGTGCTACCGGAAGCGCAGGGCATCAGGGTCCTTACTGATAAGCGCCGCAACCTGATCCGCTCGTTCTGGCAGAAAGCCAACAAAATTACCCGTCAGCTTGATGGCCACAGCTTTACCCTGGCCGACTGGGAGTCTTACCTGAGCTACATCGCCAGTAACTGCCGCTGGATGCTTGAGAATCGCCCTGATCAGCGCACCGGGAAAACTTGGCGCCGCAAGTCGCTGGAATACTTCCTGAACGTCGATGTCTACGCCAAAACGCGCGAGGGGGCCTGTGATGACCTCTGATTTCATGACCCCTCCGCACAGCATTGAAGCTGAGCAGAGCGTGCTGGGCGGGCTCCTGCTGGATGCTGACAACAGCGAGCGTACTCAGAAGGTACTTTCGATTCTCAAGCCAGAATCGTTCTACGCGCGTCAGCACCAGGTCATTTTTGCTGAAATGCGCCAGATGTACCGCGACCATAAGCCTGTCGATCTGCTGACCCTGTTTGATGCTCTCGATAGCAAGGGGCTGACGGAAACCGTTGGTGGCTTTGCATACCTGGCTGAAATGTCGAAGAACACGCCAAGCGCGGCGAACATCGTGGCATATGCGATGCGTGTTCGTGAGACCGCTATGGAGCGCTACGGCATCGAGAAAACAACGAAGGCGATCGAGTTGCTTTATGCCCGCAACGGTATGACGGCAGAACAGAAGTTTGACGCAATTCAGGGCTTATTCACTGAGATAACCGATCACGTAAAAACAGGGCGACGGACTGGGCTTCGCACGTTCTATGACGCTGTTACTGACTGGTCGGCGGAATTCGACGAAAGGCTCAAGCCGGATGGTCGTTCCCGCGGGTTGTCTACCGGGATCCGTTCTCTGGATGAGTTACTCGGTGTTAAGCGCATTGTACGCGGCAGTCTGTTTGTTATCGGAGCACGCCCGAAGATGGGTAAAACCACGCTCTACACCCAGATGGGGATCAACTGCGCGACGGTCGAGAACGAGCCGGCCCTTATGTTTTCTCTGGAAATGCCGGAAGGGCAGATGGTGGAGAAAATCACTGCGCAGAAGGGGAGGATCTCTCCAAACCTGTTTTACCCGGACATGACTAAGGATGACTACGGCTATCGCGGCGACTGGAACGGCGATCTGAAGAAAGCTACCGGCGTTATGGGAGCGCTGATTGACACCAATAACCTCCTGATTGATGACACCCCGGGTATTTCACTGGCGCATGTCATGGCTGAGTCACGTCGCATCAAGCGCGAACGCGGCAAGGTCGGAATGATCCTCGTCGACTACCTGACGCTGATGACTGCCGATAAGGCAGAGCGAAATGACCTGGCTTACGGGCTGATCACCAAAGGCCTCAAGACTCTGGCTAAGGAGCTGGATTGCGTCGTCGTTCTCCTGACTCAGCTCAACCGGGATCTGGAGAAGCGAACCAACAAGCGACCGCTGCCGAGCGACTCCCGCGACACAGGCCAGATAGAGCAGGACTGCGACTACTGGCTGGCAATTTACCGGGAAGGTGCCTACGACGAGAACGCAAACCAGAGTGACACAGAGCTACTGCTGCGCCTTAACCGGCATGGAGAGACCGGTGTTGTCTATTGCGAGCAGCGTCACGGGGCGATTTATGACTGCGATCAGGAGGCTGCCAGTCAGCGCCGGCGCGAGAAAGAGGAAAAACCAACCAAGCGGGGTGGATTTTGATGACAGGCAAAGACGCAATTCTGAACTACCTGAAAACGCATAAAACCTGCAGCTCTCCAGATGTCGCCGCGGCTTCCGGAATGACGCATACCTGCATCAACCAGGCTGCAAATATCCTGGCAAAGCAGGGGGTGCTAGTAGCGGAAGCTCGGGTGTGGCGGACGGTTTACTACCGGCTGGCCACGGAAGAAGAAATTTCAGGCAGGAAGAGCACAAACCAGATTTTCAACGAGTGCCGGCAGAGCCCGGCGATGAAGCGGGTACTGGCTGTTTACGGGAGAACATCAGCATGACTATCACACTAGAGGCAGTAAACGAGCTCATCGCTTCCCTGGAGAGCGCAGGCGAGCTGTCAATCAGAGAGCAGAAGTTCCTGAAGCTGGCGAAAGCGTACCAGCAGCTGGCGGCGGAGAATGTGGCGCTGAAAGCTGCATTCAACAAACCAGATGCATGGTTGTCCTGCCATTCGATTCCGCCGACATATCAAGAGCCAGATCGCGGTGGTGAGTATCTTGCAGTGCATCAGCAGCCGGGGGAGAAAAACGATGACGGCAGTGATTCGTGGCCTGTTTACGCCAAGCCTGAAATCGAAACCCCCGCCACCGATCGCATCGTAGCCGGGATTAAGGCTGATGGGGTGGAGGAGTTCATTGGTCGCCTGCAGCAGCATGTCGATGAGGGTGATTTTGTAGGCGATGAAGTTGCCGTAATTGTTGGCGCTATCGACTGCGGTAAGGAGTTTTTCGAGCAACTGCGCGAGGGGGCCGACAAATGAGCATCGCCACTTATCTCAATACCGGTTTAGCCATTCTTGGATGGGCATACATCATGGTTAAAACAGGCCAGTGGGTTACCAAAAATGCTCTGAGGCAGTGGGACAAGCGTCGTAAGGAATCTCGCCGCCAGAAAGCTGTGAATGAGTTTTATGACGCCTTTGAGCTTAACAGCCTGGAACCTGGCTCTACCGTTCGCCTGGCCACTAAAGGCGACCTGACAATCATGATGTTCCGCAGCGAGGGGGACGACAAATGATAACCGGGACTACTAATTATGACGATGTGGCAGAAGTCCGCTGCAATTTGTGCGGCGGTTATTACAAAGCCGACGATCCGGAAAGTCACGAATGTGAGGATGCAGCATGACTGATATCACCGAACTGGCGCAGAGAGAGAAATTCGAGGCTTGGTTTAAGTCGTCATTTCATCCCGACAAAACAGGTCCCTATATCAAAGACCAACTGTATTTCGCCTGGAAAGCGGCTGGCGCTGAGTTGGTACAGGCGCTGGAGAAGGCGCAGGCAGCCGAGCGCCGTTGGCATCGGGTGGCGTCACGGATACATGAGCAGGCTTGCGAAAGCGACGTGAAAATTGATGAGCTTGAGGCCATCCGCGCAGCAGCAGAAAAGCTTGTTCGCTGCAAAGGTCGCTATCACAGCGAGCAGAACTATCGCGCATTGGCGGCGCTGTTTGGCGTGAATACTCCAGACCTGCCGCCGCTGGATGGCGAGCCCCGCGCCGTCACTGTAGAAAACTTGCAGGAGAGCGCCTACAGAGCTGGCTTAACTGCTGGCTGGAATCTTGGGCTGGCTAATAACAACGACGGGTTCAATAAATGCCTGGCGGCTCATACGGCTGGCATCAAGTGGGAGGCTGAGTGATGGGAATAACTGAAGGATTCTGCGCGGACCTCTACTGCGACTGTGATGGTTGTCAGTCAGGGAAAATCTACCCGCAGGGGCAGGCTGATTTTATTGGCCGGAATATGACAGACATTTCACAGCAGGCGCGCAAAGCCGGCTGGCGCATCAGCAAAGACCGCCAGCGCTGCTATGCGCCAGGCCACAAAATTTCACGGGGAGCCAACCAATGACCAGCAAATTAACCAGAGAGCGCCTGCAGGAAATCGCTGAAGATGGATTCCTGAAGCATGGCGAAAGCAAAGAGTTGGCCCGCATTGCGCTGGCCGCAATGGACAGCGAGTCAGGGTGTTTGCCTCTCGACTACCTGCAGGGACAAAAAGACGGCCTGGAATGGGCAGCCCAACTGGCAGAAGCCAATCACCCTGAGACCGGAGACTGGCTTTACGATGACCCTATCGAGTTGGCAAAAGCTATTCGCAAAGGCCCAGATATGCCGCCAGCGCAGCCGGCAGCGGACAGCGAGCCGGATCGCAATCCTGTGCTGGCGTATGCCGACAGTTATCGTGATATGGCGAAACAAGGCGTCGAGTCAGTCCCAATATGGAGCGTCATTACCGACCTCGAGCGAAACATTGCTCCGCTCTATCGCCACGCGCAGCAGCCGGTAGTGCCGGATGATGTGCTGGACGCATTGCAGAAGGTTGCTCGTATACGCCTCGACCTGAATGACTTCGACGGCGATCGCCGTGGCATCGCTGATTGCCTTGGTGATGCCGAAGAGGCGCTCATCGAGGTGGTAAATCGCCGCGCCGCCATGCTCGCAGCCTCCCCGCAGGAGGTAAAGTGATGGCGTACATCTTCCTGATTTTCGTCATCAGCAGCAATACATCGAATATGCAGGTGGTTCCTATGCAGAGTATGGAGCAGTGCAAGGCAGCCATTAAGGCGATGAAAGTTGCAGATGATAAGAGGTCATGGGACGACGTTTCGCCGAGCGTAGATAATATTCAATGCGTAGAGGTGAAGGGTGCCTAAATCCCCCGCAGAACGCAAAGCCGCGCAGGAGGTAACGAATGGAAAATAAACCAGAGTGGCAGCAGCAGGCTGAGAAACTTGCTGAACTGTACGGAGCAAGCTTCGTGATATTCAGGAACGGAAAGGAGCCAGAGTGTGTCGATCCCACGAAAGTGGTGCTTTCATTTGATGAAGAAAGCAAAAGGCGCTTTGAGGAGTCAAGAGAAGCCATGCGTCAGGAGCACGCGATGGCATCCAGACTGACCAAGCATCGCTTTAATCCGAAATAAGGTTGATAGTGGTATATAATCCCCTCCACAGCAGAGGGGATTTTTATGTCACAGTGGAACATTGCAGCCAAATCGAAAGACGAGCAGGACAAGGTCAACGTCGACCTGGCAGCGTCCGGCGTCGCCTACAAAGAGCGCCTGAACATGCCAGTTGTCGCCGAAGTGGTAGCCAGAGAGCAGCCGGAGCATTTGCGAGAGTATTTCTTGGAGCGCGTCCGATACTACCGCGAGCAGAGCATCCAGCTACCCCGCGCATCCGATCCGCGCTATCTGGAAATGGCAGAGCAGAACGCCAAAAAATAGCGATTTTCTCGTATATGCTCATTTTGCTTTTATCCCCGTGACGGGCGATAATTACCTCGTCAGCCTGAGCAACTGACGACTTACTTCCGGCGCCAAGTGGGGACACATGGCGCACAAAACCTTAAAGCAATCCCTGTCACCGATGGCGAAAGTCACCGGCGATTTCATGCATTCATCGTTTAGCCTCTCCGGAGGTGAAGCGTGAAGCAACAATTCTGCCTTATCAACGACCACGTTAAGCATAACGTCGTCAGATTCATCCAGTCTCTGCCCGTCGACCACCGATCGCCGCTGATTATCGAGGCGCGCGAAGAAAGCCGCACCGACAAACAGAATCGCCTCATGTGGCCACTTTTGAAAGACCTGAGCGATCAGGTGATTTGGCACGGCGAAAAGCTTGAGCCAGCGGAGTGGAAAGACCTCATCACCGTGCTGGTCAGCCAGATGCAAAACCCGGAGCGTGAGCAGAAATCCGCCCCGGGCATCAACGGCGGCCGCGTCTACTTCGGCGTTCGCACCTCTCAATCCAGCAAGCGCTACATGGTCGAGGTGATCGAGGCGATTTACTGGTTCGGCACCGAGCACAATGTGAAGTTTAGCGAGAAGTCCAGCAGTCGGATTGCATGGGCCCAGGAATGGAGGGCTTCTCATGCACAGCCTGCTCGCTAAGGTAATGGAGCGCGGCATCTTCCGCGTACCTGCGCGCCGCAAGCGCAAGGTCGAAGTAAAGCCTTCCGATATCCCCACCTTTCACTATACGGCTCACCTGGCAGATGTCCGCTGGCTGCGCCGCGCTGCCAGAAGGAAAATCGCATGAGCCTTTACCGAAGCATTAATGGAGCTATCTGGCGCAACATCTGGGTTGTTGGCGATCTTCATGGGTGCCATACGCTGCTGATGAACGAGCTGGAAAGGGTCCGTTTTGACCCGTTGTGTGACCTGCTGATCTCGGTAGGTGACCTTATCGATCGCGGGGCGGAAAACGTCGAATGCCTTGAGCTAATCACAATGCCCTGGTTTATGGCCGTTCGCGGAAACCATGAGCAGATGATGCTCGACGGACTATCTTCCTCCCGGAACGTGTATCACTGGCTCGCTAACGGTGGTGGATGGTTCTTTAACCTTTACTACGACAAAGAGCGCCTGGCTATCGCGTTGACGCATTTGGTTGCAGGTTTGCCACTTATCATCGAGGTAATGACCGATGGTAAGAAGGTGGTGGTCTGCCATGCTGACTACCCGCATAACGAATACTCATATGACAAGCCCGTCGATGCAGAACAGGTGATCTGGAATCGTGAGAGAGTGAGCGCGGCTCAGGATGGGATTGTGAATGAAATATCCGGTGCAGACCTGTTTATTTTTGGGCACACCCCGTCACATCAGCCAATCCAGTACGCCAATCAGATGTATATCGATACCGGGGCTGTATTCTGCGGCCGCCTTACCTTGGTGCAGATCCAGGGTGGTGCACATGCGTAAACCAGCTCGTCGTAAATGCGCCCACTGCCGAGAATGGTTCCATCCTGCCCGGGAAGGGCAGGTGGTATGCAGTTTTGAATGCGCCAGCGCGATCGGCAAAAAACAGACAGCAAAAGCCCGGGAGGCGGCGAAGGCCAGGGCGGTGAAGCGCCAGCGCGAATCCGAAAAGGAAGGTCGCCAGCGTCGCCGGGCCAAGCGAGAGTCATTCAAGACAAAGGCCCAATGGGATAAAGAGGCTCAGTCAGCCTTTAACCGGTATATTCGCATTCGTGATGAAGGTAAGCCCTGCGTGAGCTGCGGAAACCCGCTTATTGGTAAGAGCAACTACCTGACCGGCAGCGCAATTGACGCCAGTCATTACCGTTCCCGTGGTGCGGCGTCGCACCTGAAATTCAACGTGTTCAATGTCCACTCCGCCTGCACCCGCTGCAACCGGCAGTTGAGCGGCAACGCTGTTGAATATCGCATTCACCTGATTGAACGCATTGGCCTGGATCGCGTAGAGCGCCTTGAGGCTGATAACGAGCCGCGCCGGTTCGATATTCCCTACCTGCAGCGAATCAAATCCATATTCACCCGCAGAGCCCGCGCGCTGGAGAAGCGCCGCGCCCGCCATCAGGAGGCCGCATGAGCCGTGACGTTATCGAACGCATCCGCGACCGCTGGCAAAAGCTCCGCCTCTGCCGGCACCGCGGCACCGTACTGGTTGACTACCGCATACTGAGAAATTTCGTTCGCATCTATCAGACCCTGGGAGAGACAGCATGAAACTGGAATTAACCAACGAACAGCACCAGTGGATAGATCAGTGGCTCCAGCTTTGGGGCGCATGGTGCCAGACAGGGAAGATAGACAAGGCGATGATAAATATGATTGCCAAATTCATGGCCACGGTTGAACCGCAAGCACCATCAAGGCCTGTATGCAGCGATGATGATGGGTTGCTGATTGATGCCGTAATCCGACATTACCTGAAAAACGTAGATGAGAACGCATGGAAGGTGATTTTTGCCTATTACGTCTGTAACTCAAGCGAGATAAGGATCGCTTCATGGCAGCATGCTGTGAGCAAACCCCGCCTGATGAAGACCCGCGCCGGAAACCAGTATAAGCACCCGAGCATTTCAACCATCCGCCGGGAAGTTAAGCAGATTATCAACGCGGCGCTCTTCTGCCTGTACCAGCCGCTGCAAAATGCGTTTAACGATCGCGAAAGCGTGAGGAAAATCGCAAAAAATAGTCATAACGTGCTTGCATTTCAATGAACAAATGAGCAATATATTTAGTGTAGGTTGCCGTATTTGCGTTTGACCTATCAGAACACCGAGCCTCGCCATCGTGCGGGGCTTTTTTGTATCTGCAATCCGGTCAGGGCTCTTGGGTAGAGACGTGCTGCACGACACGTCGACACCCGCCGCGCAAGAGCCTTGAACCAGATTGAGGGTCGATCGTATAAAGGTCATTACGGCAGGCTGTTAACCTGCTTATCGTGGTTCGATTCCACGTCGTCCCGCCAAATTACGGAGCTCTAGCGTAGATGGTTCGCGCGGATGCCTGAAGAGCATTAGGAGATGGTTCGATTCCATCGGGCTCCACCAAATTCGCCGGTCTAGTTCAGTGGCAGAACGGCAGCCTTGTAAGCTGCGCGTCAGAGGTTCGATTCCTTTACCCGGCACCAAATAGAAGGCCGCATAGAATGCTATTATGGCTATGGATGTTTTTTTGCTTTTGGTCTCCCACAGTCATCTTCGCAATCATGATTGAGGACAGATTTTGCTGTCTCGGTCAACATGACTGGCATGTTGATACTGTGGAAGATGAATGCAAATACATGCCATTAAAGACAATTACGCGATGCAATCGCTGCGGTAAAGTTGAATCTATTTAGTACCAAACCCAGCCAGGGTACCTTCGGCCATGATGCCGACATTGCCACACCCTCATATTCCCGCCTTGAGCGGGTTTTTTATTTTCAGGGTCGCGGGAATCACCCTCGACGCTTTGTTGGTAAATCAGCCCGACGGCCCTGACCTTCTCACACACAGCTTCCCGATCTTTCATCGGAGGCGGTAACTATGGCTAAGCGTATGCAAGACAAAGAGAGCATGGCCGGAATCACCTGGCTGGCTCTGCTGATCATTGCTGGTTGGGGCGGCCTTGTCCGATTCCTGATGGATGTGAAGCAGGGTAAAGCAAAATGGAGCTGGATAAATGCCTTTGCGCAGATTGTGGTCTCTGCTTTCACTGGCGTCATTGGTGGGCTAATCAGCATTGAGAGTGGGCTGAGTATTTACATGATACTGGCCACAGCCGGTATCAGTGGTGCTATGGGTTCCGTAGCACTCACGTATTTCTGGGAACGAATCACCGGAGTGAAAGCACAATGACAGCAGACCAGATTATTGAGGGCATTCTCGGAAAAGAAGGTGGTTATGTCGATCACCCCTCTGATAAAGGTGGGCCGACCCGCTGGGGCATCACGCAAACCACCGCCCGTGCACATGGCTACACCGGTGATATGCGAGAC